CTTATTTAGTATCTGGTCTATAGCCTCAGATAAGTAAATTTTCTTAGCTGTTGACATATGTACTCTTTTCTCTATTACTTCTGAGTACGCGCCTTCTATCTCTGTAAACTTTATATCTGACATATTCTTATACTCCGCTACTTTCAGTGTTTCTGTTAGCTGCTACACGATAGGCTAGCTTAGCTTTAATGAATTCTATCTTACTAGAATATTGTGACTCTATTGGCTCAGTCTTAGGTGCTCTAGCTACAATAGAATCAAGCATATCATTTACATTAGTACTAGCTAGATCATTACTATTATCTGTACCTGTATTATCTATGCTATCTAAGCTAGGTAATAAGGTAAAGTCAGATACTTCTACAGTACCTCCTAAGTAATCTATATGATTAGTACGTCCTTTCTCTAGTACCTCACATAGTTCATGGAAGTGTATAGAGCCTGCTTCTATATTACAGTGACAATAAGTTTCTACTTCTTTTATAAGAGATAGAGGAGTAGTAAACATTTTATAAGAGTTAAAGCAAGTACGGATAATAGTTTTCCAGCTAGCTGCCTTATCTTCTGGGAACTCTCCAGCTCTACAAGCCCAGTCAGCTATAACAGATGCATACTTTTCTGGTTTGTTACCTGATAAGATACAAGAGGTAAGCTTATTCTCTAATACCTGTAACTCTTCTAACTCTTTAGCACTAGCCTTATCAGAATAGAAGTCATCTATATTATCATACCAGGCAGCTATCCAATTAGGTATCTGCTCTAAGTCTGAGTTATCATAGTGAACTGAGAAGCTAGGCTGTACAAAGCTAGGGTGCTTTATAAGTGCTGTCTTCTCTATTACATTAACAAGCTGTGTAATATTATTCTCTATAAGCTTAGCAGTACCTGAGCTAGTAGGATCTAATGTAGCTGGATGGCTCCAACCTATCTGACCAGAGGATTGTAAGAAAGCTAAGAATACTAAGTAAGAATCACTAGGTTTAAGCTGTCCCTTACAATGCATACTATACGCTTTATATAGCTGGTCTTGAGTAGTAGCAAATACAGGATGATAGTAACCTTGTGTAGCCGGTATAGATAAGAAGTCTAAGCCAGATACTTGAAAGGATACACCTGATATAGCACAGTTAAGAGTAGTCATGGTAAGCACCTCTTATAGGTAAGAAAGTCACAGCACGCTTACCTACTATAGGTTCTGGTAAGGGAGCAGGTAAGTTCTTAAGCTGCCATACAGTGTGGCCTTTATATTCTGTTAGGTAAGCGCAACCTCCTTTACGTTTTATAACAGAGCCTACACCTATTAGTATATAACAGATTCGGTGGTTAGAGTTATCAAATGATGTTGGTTCTCTAGGTACTTGTATAGTTAGTATAGCTAGCTTAGGTTTCTTAGCTTTCTCGTCATCCTTATATACTTCTAATACCTCATATAAAGTATGCGGCTTTACACTAGGTATTATACCTCGTTCTTGTAAGCTCTCCTCATCTTTAATACCTGCTTGAAAGTATACCTTTCTACCTATTAGGTCATCTAAGTTATCTGGTATATACATTATAGGTCACCTCTTAGAGAAGTCATAGATTCTGCCATAGCTTCAGATTCAAAGATTGCTACTTCTTCAGGGGTCATAAGCTCATTAAGATATCTATGCTCGTTATAACCTCTATGCTCTCTTACAGTAAGTGCGTTTATACCTGATTCTTCTGCTTTCTCATAACACTCAGCCCAGTAGTGAGGATTAGATAGGTCCGTGTTAGTGCCGCTACCTGCATAGTTATCAGCGCTCTCTAAGCCACCTAAGTCTGCTAACATTTCAGTTACAGTTTTCTTACGCTGAGTACTATAAGCAGGTAGCTTAGCTTCATTAGCTATCTTAGCATGGAACGGAGCTAGTACACCTAAGAGCTGTATACTTTCGGGGCTTATAGGGGATTCATTCTTAGCTAGGTCTATACAGTGTAGTATCATAGCTTCTGTTAAAGATGGCCGGTATTTTTGTTTAGCTGTCATAGTGTTACCTTTATGTGATAGGTGTAAATAGTTATGTTAAGTAGCGATAGTTGGCACCAATCTTGCATGGCGCGGCGAATTCTGGCAAAGTTTGCCTAGAAATGCCATTGTGCCATAATGCCATAGAAAATGCAACCTGTTTCGGTGTATATATATGCCTATATTCCTACCTCCCTAAGTAGGAATATATAGGTAGTAAGGTAAGGAGGTAGGTATAGGAGTAGTTATATTAGTATAGCTCTAACGGGTATATATTAGGGTGTCTATTAAGAAATATAAATACATACATACCTAGTTAGATACATATACTTATATAGCCCAGCTAGATAGCTAGTGATAGAGAGTAGTAAGGGAGATACAGGAAGGCCATAAATACCCGCCGATAGTGGCAAGAATAGTTATGGCATTTTGGCATTTTGGCAATAGTTGGCATTCCTTGCCATAAATGATATTTAGTGCTTAGCTAGCTATTATCTATAACTCCAATAATTGCTCTTGTATTGCTTCCTTCATTCCTGTGATCTTAGCTATAAACCTAGCACCTAGCAGACTATCCTGAGCTTCACACTTAGTAATCACATTAATCATAGCGTCACGATCGGCTACTACTAATACAGTTTTAGGATTAGCAAGAGATACAAACTTAAGTTTATAAGCATTAACCATTAGCTGTATCTTTTGCTCTTGCTCACTAGTGATACTATCAACAATATTCATCTTGTCACATATAAGCAGCTTTAAGTTATCCTCCATTGACTCAATAAACCAAGCTTCCACTTTCTCTTTAGTTAGTCTCGCGCCCGCTTCGCTAGCTTCCAAGCCTGCTATTAACTTGTCTACACTTAGGTATTCAGTATAGACTGACAAGCTGCCTTTCTTGTGATCTGCCTTTATTTGCTTATCCTCTTCAGCTTGTAGATAAGCTAGAATGTAAGGTGATAGTTCAGTAACACGCTCAACTATAATAGCTTCAGTTAGATGCTTAGTAGGAATGCGCACAAAGCTGTTATCGCCTGCTTTGGTACCAGTAGCTTTATTCAATTGGTACAGGCATTTAACTATTCTAGTGCCTGTAATGTCAGCGATAGGTAAGTCATTACTATAAGCTTTGAACTCGCCTAGTGTTTCGCCTAGTGAACTTAACAAGTTATCGCGTGCAATTAGTGCTGCAGTTATACCGCTGCTAGCTTGATTTAAATCAGTCATATTATGTATTCCAGTTTAGTGAATTAGATTAGGTAGACTAGATTAGCTAGCCTTACTACCAGTAAAAGCCCCAGTTAAGGAGCTTATAGATTGTGCTTAGATTCTAGCTGTTATCGCCTGTATTTAGCATCTAGCCATTTATAGCTACGCTTTGTAGCCTGGATCGGATAACTATTACTAGCGCTAGCTGCCTTCCTAGAATCTAATGATACCAGAAACAGCCATACAATTACTAGTAGGAATATAGATAATAACATATTAATAACCTGCCCACGTACGTAGTTTAGATCGAAAGGTGAAACTAGTGAATACACTGCTATCACCACTACTATCAACCAAGCCATCAATTGAACCGTCACTGTCATTGTAATAACAAGCGACTCCCCAATCATGTGATTTACACCATTCTAGTAAAGCCTTTCTTTTAGCTAAGCTCATTGATTCTATTCTACCAGTTGGCGCTGTTCCTATAGTTCTAATAGCCATTATACTACGCTCCCTTGCTTGCTACTAAGTAGCCACTTCTCGGGATACTGCGAGCACGGAAGTTAGCTACTAGGTATTCTGAGTCTCTACGCTCTGTAACCATACCTAGTAACAAGCCTGTTAGGCATGCCGCTATCATTAAAAGAGTCATTGTTATCATTCTATGTAATCCTATCTAGTGAGTGAATCTATCTTATTCTATCCTAGCTAAGAGGCTACTGCCTGCTTGCTTGGTATGAGTTAAGTATACAGCTATTAGCTAGATTAGGGAGTTTATTTGCTGTATTAGGGAGTATTGGTGAGATTGATTAAGACTTAGCTAGTAACTACTAATAACGTCTAGTTATATAAGGGTGTAGGGGTGTGTATTAGGTTAGCTAGGGGGCAGGTGTGTATACCCTGTGTGTATGGGTAGGTATATCTAAGCTAACACCCCCATCAAGTAGTACTAAGCTAAGCTAGGGTGTATAGGTGGGTAGGTGGTAGGTAGGCTAGTAGGTGGTAGCAGAGGGGTATTAGAATCTAAGGGGGGCCTCAACCTTTTTTGACTTTCCCGCGCGGTGTACTCCTAAGAACGACCTTACATATTTCTAAACTTTTTTAGGTATTAGCTATCTAAGCACTTATTCTAGGAAAGCCATTTGCGCACATAGAGGTAACTAGCTATACTAGGTACTATTACTAATGACTACCAGAGGAGCCTGAGCTTATGAGTATTAATTCTGTATTAGAAGATTTGGGCGGCATAACCCCACTGGCACCTACAGTAGAAGCTCCCCCAGCTCTAGTAGAACCATCTAATCATTACTCTCCTGGAGTGACTAGCTCAGTAGAAGATAAAGCACTAGCCTTACTAGGAGCTGGCGTAGATCCAGAATCTACAGCTGCAGCACTAGGAGTAACAGCTAGCAGGATATCCCAGTTACTAGCAGAGAAGTCTTTTGCGGACAAAGTATCTGAGCTTAAGTATGCTGCCCTGACTGAGCACAATGTCAGAGATAATGCTTATGATAAGCTAGAAGATAAGTTACTAGTTAAACTAGATGCATCGCTACCTTTACTTATAAGACCTGAGAGTATCTTAAAGGCTATGAGTATAGTTAACGGAGCTAAGCGGCGCGGCCATACCACCACCAATCAAATATCCAACAGTCAGACTGTGGTTAACCTTACCTTACCTACAGTCATAGTTAATAAGTTTGTTACGGATATAAACAACCAGGTAATCAAAGCAGGAAACCAAGAGCTAATGACCATGGCCTCTGGTAACCTATTAGATCAAGTAGAGAAAGCTGCGGAAGTAGCACTAGAGGTGACACATGTACAAGACTCCGGAGGAGAGACTTAAACTAAGTTATTTAGTTCCTAAGCTAAGAAAGGAGGCACCTAAACCTGCCGCTCCTACTAGACGACCTAAAGCTGATATAACTGCAGCCAGGGGAGTACTAGAGAGACTTATGGCTGGTACTAACTCTAATGAACTTCTCTCTGTAACTGAGATGTAACTATGGCTAAGAAGAGAGAACCTAACCAGAATATACTGGAGTCCTTAGGAGGTAATTTAGATGACTACCCTGAGGATGAGAATACTCCTGAAGGTATTCCTGAAAACTTACCTACTACTATACTACCTACTAACTCTGCTCCAAAGTTAGAAGAAGACGTCCAGCAAGTAGGGGCTTCAGCAGAAGAAGTACAAGCACTAGCTAAGCAGGATATGGACTTTCTAGCTGCCTTAGTAATGCCTCTAGTATTTAAGTATTGTTTCCCTCCAGTATTTAAAGCTGTCTGGGAGTGGCTACTAGGTTATGTAGCTGAGAAGAGATCCTTCCCTCAGTTAGCCTTAGGTCTACCTCGTGGCTTTGGTAAGTCCACAGTAATGAAACTGTTTCTATTCTACTGTATAGTATTTACAGACAAGAAGTTCATAGCAGTAATAGCAGCTAACGCTAAGCTAGCAGAGAACATTGTATCTGATGTAATGGATATGCTAGAAGAACCTAACATTATAGCTGTGTTCGGGGACTGGAGATTAGGCTGTGAGAAAGATACTCAGTCACTTAAGAAGTTCGGTTTCAGAGGTAGAAACATAACCATAGCTACAGTAGGAGGCGAAGGTCCTATCAGGGGACTTAACATAAAGAATGAGCGTCCTGATGTAATGCTGTTTGATGACATACAATCTAAGGAGTGTGCAGATTCAGAAGTACAAAGCACTAGCTTAGAGACCTGGCTAATAGCTACAGCAATGAAAGCTAAGTCACCTATGGGTTGTATGTTTCTATTCGTAGCTAACATGTACCCTACTAAGCATAGCTTACTTCGCAAATTCAAACAGAATCATACCTGGACTAAGTTCATAGCTGGTGGCATACTAGCTGACGGAACTAGCTTATGGGAAGAGCTACAGCCTATTAAGCAACTAACAGCTGAGTTTGAGAATGACTTAGCTATGGGTCACCCAGAGATCTTCTACTCAGAGGTACTTAATGATGAGAACGTTAGCTTTAATAACCGTATTAATCTATCTAAGCTTCCCGATACACCCTACCAGGACGGGGATATTTCTGCGGGTAGCTTTGTTATTATCGACCCAGCAACGGATAAGATAGATAGTGATGCTGTATCTATAGGTTACTTTGAAGTACATAATGCTAGACCTATGCTTATGGAGCTTAAGGAGGATAGGTTCTCCCCAGGTGAAACCATTACAGAGGCTATTAAGTACTGTCTTAAGAATAACTGCCGGCTAGTAGCTATCGAAGCTAACGCCTATCAGTACTCTCTTAAGTACTGGTTTGACTTTATATGCTTACAGATGGGTATCCGAGGTATTGAAGTAGTACCTATCTACTCAGGTGTTACAGCTAAGAACAATAGAATCCTAACCTTCTTTAAAGCTTACTCAGCTGGCGAGATATACTGTCACCCTGACTGCCGCTTAGATCTCCACTTACAGGTATCTTCCTTTAACCCTATGAAGAGAGATAACACTGACGGCCTGTTAGATCTTATGACTTACGCGCCTAGAGTTATGGTAGAGTTCGAAGAATATGTTATAGGCGGCTCTATACTAGAACAGCAAGAGTTTGATGCTACTGAGGTAGTAGAGTTTAACAGCTGCTTCTAGAGTAGTTACCTAAGCGAATCGCGGCGCCCTAAGTGACCGCAAGAGTGCCTTACGAAGGCTAAGGGCCCACAAGTCAAGCACGCCCAGTGAGCGTAGCGAGTGGCTGCTTTACCTTGGGGATATGCTGAAGTAAGCTCTCGGGCAGGGCACTAGTAGCAAGAGGAGCGGCACCAATCATCCCACTTTACAATTCACCTTTATAAGAGATTAAAAGTATGGCAGCTTCAACAGAGGTAGTACTATCTAAAAAGGCTCAATTAGCTTTCTTTGAATACTACCGTAATACTCAGAACATAGGTAGCGTTACTCGTAATCAAACTAGAGCTCGTTTCTTACGAGTAGATAGAGAGTACCAGCGAGAAGTAGATAGACAAGAAGATAATCTACGAGCTCAGAAAGCTAACAACCAAGGCGATACTTCTCGCTACCAGGATATGACTGTTCCTGTAGTTATGCCTCAAGTAGAAGGAGCAGTAACTCATCAGTCTTCTGTCTTCCTTACTGGCGACCCTATATTTGGAGTAGTAGCTTCACCTGAGTTTGAAGATGAGGCCCTCCAGCTACAGACAATCTTAGAAGATAACTCTATTAAAGGCGGTTGGGCTAAAGAGCTTATGCTATTCTTCCGAGATGGCGCTAAGTATAACTTCGCTCCTGTGGAAGTATCTTGGGCTCAAGAAGTAACTCATACTGTAGAGACAGACCTTACTAAGAACGCTAAAGAAGGTGTACCTAAGAAAGTAATCTGGTCTGGTAATAAGATACGTCGCTTAGATCCTTACAATACTTTCGTAGATACTAAGGTACCTGCATCTGAAGTATATAAGGACGGTGAGTTCGGAGGCTTTACAGAGCTGTTCGGTCGCATTAAGCTTAAGAAGTTTATATCTGAGTTACCTCATAAGATCATAGCTAACATTAAACCTGCTTTTGAATCTGGCGTAGGTGGTACCATGGCAGCTAAAGATGCTTCTGCTATGAACTACTACATGCCTTCTATTAATCCTGCAATTAACGAGGATGACTATAAAGGTAACGGAACTAACTGGATACGTTGGGCAGGTATTACAGACACTCAGCAGAAGATTGACTATAAGGATAACTATGAAGTAACTACCTTATACTGTCGTATACTTCCTTCTGAGTTTGATCTACGTGTACCTAATGCTAAGACTCCTCAGATCTATAAGCTAGTCTTTGTAAATCATGAGCATATCATCTTTGCTGAGCAGCAAACTAACGCTCATGGTTACTTACCTCTCATGATAGGTCAGCCATTAGAAGACGGTCTATCTTACCAGACTAAGTCCTATGCTGAGAATGCCATTCCTTTCCAGCAACTAGCTACTACTTACATGGGTTCTATCATAGCCTCTGCTAGACGTTCTATCTCAGATCGTACTCTGTTTGACCCTAGCCGTATTACTGCTGCTAACATGAACTCAGCTAACCCTTCTGCTAAGATACCAGTAAGGCCTGCTGCTTTTGGCTCTAACATATCTGACGCTGTATATGCTTTCCCTTATAGAGCAGATCAGAATGCAGTTAGTATGCAGCAGATCCAGACTATCCTTGAACTATCAGACTCCTTAGCTGGACAGAACAAAGCTCAGCGAGGTCAGTTTACTAAGGGTAACAGGACTGTAGAAGAGTTCTCTGAGATCATGCAGAATGCTAACGGTAGAGATCAGCTAGCCTCTCTTCTTATAGAGCATCAAGTATTTGTACCTATTAAGCTTATCCTTAAACTTAATACCCTGCAGTTCCAGGGCGGTACTACTGTATATAACAGAGATGAAGATAAGGTTGTAGAGATTGATCCTGTAGCTCTACGTAAGGCAGTACTTAACTTCCGTATCTCAGATGGTGTAGTACCTGCCTCTAAGATTATAAGTGCTGATGCTTTTGGTATAGCTTTACAGACTATGGCAGGCTCACCTCAGATAGGCGCATCTTATAACATAGGTCCTGCATTCTCTTACCTAATGAAAACTCAGGGTGCTGAGATAGCAGCGTTTGAGAAACCTCCTGAACAAGTAGCTTACGAAGGTGCAATGAGTCAGTGGCAGAGTATAGTAGCTCTAGCTATTGAGAAGTCCCCTACAGGCGAGATAGGTGGCGACTTCCCTCCACAACCTTTACCTGAGCAGTTTGGTTACGATCCTGCAGCTAACAACCCAAAACCAGAAGCAGATAACTCCGGCAGTCAAGCCCCCACCCCACCCTCAGTACTAGAAGGCTAACCATGGCACATATGATCCCTACCAGCTTTACCGCATATCAACTTAACCATCAAGAGCAAGTAGAGGGCTCTAAGTTTACTATCACTCAGAAGCAAGTGATTCAGAATCACATAGCTGACTTAGCTGAGCAGTTACTTACCTTAGAGCCTGACACTAAAGATGTACTTAAGTTTGCACAGCAGCAAGCTCACTTTAAAGGAGGTATAGCTAGCCTTAAGTACCTCCTTGCTGTATGTGAGGCAATAGAAGAAGAAGAAGTACTAGCTATGGACTTAAGACCAGAAGTAGACTAAACCACCCAACCCAAAACCAACCTAAGAGTAAAAGACCAATGAGTATATTAGATATGTTTCGCGCACCTCCTCAGCCAGTAGTTCAGACAGTAGCTCAACCTGCTCCTGCTCAGCCAGCTCCTCCTGGTAACATCCCTGCACCTACAGTTCAAGCTTCTATAACTCCCGGAGCTGCACCTAACGGAGTAGTACCTGAGGTCGCACCTGTTACTGTTGAAGGTAACGGAAATCCTCAAAACCCACTTGATCAGTTTAAGGACCTATGGCAAACTGCTCCTATAGATCCTAATGCACCTGGTACTCCGGCTGCTCCCGCACCACTTACAGCGGAACAGTTAACCGCCTCTATGAGCAAGGCTAACTTTACTAATACGTTAGATCCTAGCTTAATGACTGCTATTGCAGCAGGAGGAGAAGAGGCAGGAGTAGCTTTTACTACAGCCCTAGATCAAGTAGCTAGACAGATAATGGTACAGTCTACCTTAGTTAACAACAAGTTAACTGAGCAAGCTGTAGCTCACGCTGAACAGAAAGCTACTGCAAATATTCCTGATATGCTCAGACAGCAAGCTACATCTAACCACCTAGTTGAATCAAACCCAGTCTTTCAAAACCCTGCAATCAAACCGTTTGTAGAAAGTGCACAACAGCAACTTCTAATTAAACACCCTACAGCAACTCCGGCAGAGCTCACTGTACTGACTAATGATTTAATGTCAGCTATCTCAGAGACCTTTGCTCCGGCTACTCCAATAGATCCTGCAGTTGCAGCAGGTACGGACTGGGATAAGTTCCTGTAGGTAGAACTGTTTACTTAACTCTTTTTAATCCTTTAATTATTAGCTTCTTAGCTAGTAGGAGATTTTTATTATGACCACTGGAATTTTTAATACTGGTAACTTTACCCAGGATCTAGCTAAGAAGTCATTCGCAGCTATGATTACACGGTTGATGCCTAACGGTACTGCCCCACTGTTTGCGATGACTTCAATGACTACTGACGAAACTGCTTTGCAAGTAGAGCATGGTTTCTTCTCTAAGACTATGATCTTCCCTGAGCTTAAGATTGACAATGGCGGAGGTTACAACTCAGCTGAAACAGTTATGGTTGTAGATACAATTGATAACTTGCTGCCTGGTATGATGATGCGCATTGAACGTACTGGCGAGAATGTTATTCTTGATACAGTAGGTCCTGGTGCTATCATTCAGGTTACTCGTGGTGTAGGTACGGTTGCTGCTGCAGCTATCCTAGATGACGATGACTTCTACCAAGTAGGTACAGCGTTTGAAGAAAGCTCTGTTCGTCCCGTTGCTAACAACATCATCCCAGTACGTGTTACTAACCTTACTCAGATATTCCGTAATACTTGGGCTATCTCAGGTTCTGCTCGTGCTACTGAAGTTATAGCCGGTGACGCTACTGATGCTGAAAGTCGTCAAGATGCTGCTGCGTTCCATGCTGCTGATATCGAGAAAGGTATCTTCTTCGGTCAGAAGTCCCAGGGTACTCGTAATGGTCAACCGTTCCGTACTATGAATGGTTTGATTACTATGATCGAAGATCCTACCTTCTACCCACCTTCTTACCTTGGTTCAGTTAACAGCTTCACTGCTGGTGCAACTACTAACTTTACTCAGTTGCAGACTATGTTGGATCCGGTCTTTAACCAGGCTACTGATCCTAAAGGCGCTAACGAACGAGTTCTGTTCTGCGGCGGTGCTGCTAAGGTAGTTCTTAACGAGATCGGTCGCTTGAACGGTACCTATCATCTAGTAGATGGCCAGACTAACTTCGGTCTGCAGTTCTCTACTCTTACTATGGCTCGCGGTAAGTTCCGTATTATTGAGCATCCGCTCTTTAACACTAACGCTACTTGGGCTAAGATGGCAGTTGCTGTTGATCTTCCTACCTTCCGTCTAGCTTACCTTGCTGGCCGTAAGACTCAGAACTTGGAGTTCAACACTTCAGGTAACCAAGCTCAAGATAACGGTATTGATGCTGTAGGTGGTACTCTTACTACTGAGCTTACTACTGTTATCAAGAACACTCCTGCTAACGCGGTTATTCGTAACCTTACTCTAGCAGCTGTAGGTTAAACCCTGTAGTACCCAACCAGAAGCTGCTCTGAAATATGGGCAGTTTCATCCCCTCCCTAGTACTTAAACCTGAGATCATATCATGCCTACTAAAGAAACTAAAAGTACCCCAGCTAAGTCAGTATCAGTATCAGTGTCTAAACCTGAACCTGTAGCTAAACCTGAACCTGTAGCAAAGACCCAAGCCTCTATCGGAGATACCTTAGCCGGTAAGAAGTTGGACGCTGTAGCGAATCCTGCCCCTGTAGCTCCTGCACCTAAGGTTATTGTAGCTCCTAAGAAAGAGTTTCAGACTTACCGTTCTTCTCGTGTCTCTACTCAAATGATTAGTGATACAGGTCGCCGAATCCGATTCACTGCTCACCTATTCATTACCCGCGAAGAGTGCCTTATTGCGTACTTAGATGCTGAGATTGCTAATGGCTGTCGTGACATTACTAAGGGTGAGATGGTAGAAACAGCTGAGCGAGATCCTATGGCTGCTATACGTGCACAGCACTTTAAAGAGTTTACTGCTCAGCAAGCTTTAGTTTCTCAGTCACGTGACATGGGTAATAACCTAGTTCCAGGTACTATCCCCTTTCAAGCATTGAACACAGGTCAGCTAACTACTTAGTATGATTCAACTTAGCTGCTTAGAAATAGGCGGCTAACTTAAGTTATACACTAATAACAACGAGGATATACTAATGCCAGATAACAGCACTTATGCAGGTTCAGCTCCTAACAACCCTGCCGGTCACTCTGAAGTACTACCTGATGCTACAACTACTGAGCTAGCTGAATTTAGCCGCGGTATATACGTAGGCTGTGCAGGTAACTTAACAGTAGTTATGGGAGCTGACGGAGAAGCAGGTACTCTTACTACCTTTACTGCTGTACCTACAGGTACTCTACTTCCTATCCGCATACATACTATTTCTGATACTTCAACTGCTACCTGTGTAGTTGCTATCTACTAGGAGTAACTTATGAAGTTAGCTAATGATGTTAGAAGCTCCAGAGGTGCAGACCTATCTGATAGTATAGATGCTGACGCCTTTCCCGGTAAACTTAATTTCTACAATGCTCCCCAGCCAGCTAAAGGAGGAACTGTAACTACACTGATCGTTAGTTTTGATTTAGCTTTCCCTGTAGCTCCTTCTCCTGTAAATGGAGTAACTACTTGGTCTAGCATTCCAGGCCCTGTAAACGCAGTATCTACTAATGACTTAAGCTGGGCTAGAGTGACAACAAACTTTGGCGCGTTTATAGCAGACTACACTGTAGGACTTACTGGCTCTGGAGCTGATATAGAGTTTGACGCTATAGAAGCAGCCTCTGGCTCTCCTGTATCCATGGACTCTTTTGTATTAATAGAAGGTAATAACTAATATGGCTACTCCAGGGCAGATAGTTCTTAACTCTCTCACAGCAGGGGTATCTTCACTAGCTGCAGCTTATACTAATCCTTCTGTGGCTGATACAGATAGAGTTTATATCCAGTTTAGAAAGGATGTTGCTACTAAGTGGATTACTGTAAACTTAGATGTGTCTGTTGACTCTGGCTGGAATAGCGCCTTTACTCCTTGGGGGTTAACTGCAGATACTGGTTACGATTGTAGAGTAAGAGCTGTAAGTGATGCTGACGGTGCAGGTCCTTGGTCAGCTATCCTAAGTGAGACTACTTTAAACGACACCTTCAGCGAACCTTTAATAGCTTGGGATGAGTTCGGAGTAAGAACTGGACCTTTCGTAGATAACACAGGTCAGTTAGATTCATCCTATGACTTAGATACTAAGATAGGTACAGGTAACCAGTCTAATCAGGTCCGTAATAGTAGACCTTGTTGGCAGTCCGATAACACATCAGGTCTTAGTACTGGCTCTCTAGGGTCTCCCATTCTAGCTCAACCTTGTACTATCTACTGTGCCCTTCAGCTATTCTTCATAGATGCTAACAATAGAACTATCTTTTATGGCCACTCTTTTGATACCTTTCTAGCACCTCTTGAGATACGTGTCCAGACTGGAGGCTTCTCCCTTACTTCTAATGGTACAGGAGAGTACGCAAAAGGTATTGCATCTACTGACGGCAGGTTATCAGTTGTAGAGTGTGTAATAGATGACGGCTCATCTAGTATCAGGATAATGGACGATGTAGGTAATGATAGCGGGGATATAGCTGTAGACATTCAGTTCTCTGATGACTTCACTCCTCAGGCACTGCTGTGGAATACTGCTATGACAACTAATGCGGACTTACCTGCGCAGATGTATGAAGTATCTGTGTATGATGGTTTTGGTACTGCTTCTGAACGTACTGCTAGACGAGAAGAGCTGCTACAGAAGTGGGGCATAAACGCTCCTGACCTCCTTGATTACCGTACTGCTACTGCTAGTATAACCTTAGATGATACAACTGCTACAGGTACTGGAACTATAGGTACTGTTCCTCCTAGCGGATCAAGTAAGACTGTAGCTTCAGGAGTACAAGTGGGGATACAACTATGACGTTTGATGAATTATTAGAAGAGATCTACCTGATAACTAACCGTAGAGATCTTGTAGCTGAGAGTAAGTCTGCACTTAAGAGATCTACACTTAAGGGACACAAGACTGACTTCTACCCTAAAGATATCTTTGAAGAAGGTATTCAGTTCCCTGACTCTAAGTATCTACAGTCCTTTGATCCTTACACTACCTGGAGTAACTTCAGATCTTGGAAGTACTTTAAGCGGGTAGATCTTAATCAGCTGCCTAGCCCTAGCGGAGAGTATGTATCTGTACCTATAGAGATCCTTACTGTAGATGAGACTTTAGATAGTTACGGCTGCGCTAAGGCTGACATAGCTTATGAAGCAGGTAGGATGCTAGAGATTAGATCCTCTGTAGACTTTACTAAAGCTATCGTAGGTTGCTACTTACTTCCTATAGTTGTAGAAGATAACTATAACTCCTGGTTAGCTGAGCAGTACCCTTACTTTATTATTCACGAGTCTGCTAGACTTATCTTTGCCTCTATAGGTAAGATTGAAGAGTCAAGAGCTCAAGCAGGACTAGTAGCTGAAGAGCTAGCTGAACTAAAACTAGGTGCTACTGTTACTGTAGGCTCCTAACTAATTATTATTAAGAGGAAGTACTGATGTCTGATTGTGATGCAAGTATATGGAAACCGCGTACCCAGTGTGAGAATGTCTTTGATGGAGCTAACCCTACCTTAGCAAATGAGTTAGCGGCTCTTATTGTAGGTACTTCTGATCCTACTACTGGATCTCATATAGCTATGGGACCTCAGTTAATCCAAGCTAAAGCTAATGCTACTGAAGCACAAGGTATGGGTATTAACGCCCTAGGTGGCGATGTAACTATAGGTGGTGAGGAGAGTACTATCACAGCCTGGAACTTAGAGCGGGAGGCACTAGAGAGGGTGCTTACTGAGTCTGATAGATTCCTTCCTGTAGCTGCTAACCCTCTTACAGGTGTAGCTCATACTATCGGCGGCTCTAACATAGGCTTCATTACAGAGGTTACTAACGTCGCAGGTACTACTCTGACTATCAATGATAGCTCTAAAGCAGGGGTTAACATAGGTGACATCATGTCCTTCTTTACTAGAAGTAACGTTGGTATCCTAGGCACTAATGCTGTAGGTGATCAGTTTCTAATACGTCCTATATCTGGCACTGCAGTAGAGTTCAGTAGATCCTGCTCATTTCAGTACGTAGCTGTAGACACTTGGTTATACACAGGACCTTAATATGCTTAATCCTACTCTACAAAATCAAGTAATATCTATCCCTGCTGTCACTTGTTCTTCTACTCACTTAGAGGAGAACTTGTGGGACCCAGGTGACTTTGAATGGTCAGGCTCTGACTTCTTTATTCCTTCCTTTGAAACAGGAGCAGGGATAACTAGAACCTTAGGTCCTGCTATTAACAACTGGAATGCTGACAATAACAGACCTACTGATATGTTAATAACTCTTGAGTTAGATAATATAGTAGGCGTGTCCTTTCCTGTAAACATGACCATTGTAGTTAAGGACACTGATGGTGTAACCTTAGGTACTTCTGTTCTTGCGATAGTCGCAGGAGGAGCTACTGTAGAAGAAGTAGCATTAAGTTGGGCTGGTTCAGCAGGTACAGCAGGGTTAGATATCTTAACCTTTACTCCTGATGTGTTTACTAGAGGTCCTCGTATTAGCTGCTTACAATTTGTAGGTGGACTCAGAGCTCCTATATCTACTAATATAACAATACTAGAAGACACTGTAGATCTGAACTTACTAGAGCACTATACCAATCTATTGCTTCCTACTATTGTAGCGGGGGATAATATAGGCTTTACCTTACGTACTCCTGCTATCTTCTCTGCCTCCTCTCACCTTGTTCCTGGTATAAGAACAGGTGTATTCCCTGATAATACAAACGTAACTGTAGGTTGTGCATTCCCTGTAGTCTATGGAGGTGGCGCACCTGGAGTAGGACCTACCGGAGCTGCTAGAGGGGGTACTGCCTTTCTAGTTGAGTACCCTATTACCTTTGCTTATACCTTCTCTGAGTTCTATGGAGGTGGCGGAGGTGGAGCTGGTACTGATAGCTGGACTGGTGAAGGAGCTGGCTCAAGTCAGTTTTATCAAGCAGGCGGAGGTGGCGGTGCAGGCTCTATCGCAGGCGTAGGTCATGTACCTGTAGGTAATGACTTTAACTTAGCTGGAGTATCAGGTACCTTAACCTTAGGTGGCAGAGGCGGAGATCCTTTCTCAGATCCTAACCAGCCTCAGACTCCTACTACAGTTAGAGGTGGAGCAGGAGGTGGATTAGGTCAAGCTGGCGGAGATGGTAGTGACGTTGCTGAACCTGGCAGTACTGATAACTTAGGTGGCCCTGGAGGTTGGGCTATTGATGGATGGAGCTTAGTAACAGTTGTAGGTACTCCAGGTACTGTCCTTGTAGGTGGTACTAACGGTTAGTTAATACATAAAAGAAGGGGAGAAGCAAGATGGGTAGAGAAGCGGAGCCTGAAGAAGATTCATTAAAGGCTGCTTATGAGAGGTGTAGCGCCCTCTTAGATATCTATATTAAGAAGTATGAAGACTTAGAAGAGTTAGTAAAGCAGAACTCTTTAATGGTAGAGGAGCTTAGAAAAGGCGTAGATGATCTAACTATAGCTACCGAAGGACTAGTGGCAGTATGGACTACAGCTAACAATGTACAGAAGTTTATTAAGTGGGTGTCTAGTATAGGCTTCCTAGGTATCTTAGTTACCTGGGTTATATCTAAGATCCCTTCAGACTGGTTCCCCTAATAGGTATCATATATCATGGCTCAACAAGAGTATACTATAGATCTAGATCAAACCTTCCCTATGTTACATGAGCAGCAAGCTAGAACTATCATAGGCTCTACTGTTGGTCAGTCTCCCTCCCCTAAACAGAAACCGGGCGTAGCTTACTGCCATAATGCAATGCCTACTCAGTATGGTATGGCATCTATAGCATATAAGACTCTTGTGACAGGTGCTACCTTTGGACAAGGAGAGCAGTTTGAAGATGTAAGAGATGCTTTCGGTGACCTTAAGACTAGGATATACTTAGGGTTTACTAACCTAGGTAATGTATATGTACTGGTAACTGGATCTAATCCTTCTTGGGTTCAGCTACCTGTTACCTCTCCTGCTCTAACCCCAGGTACTTCTCCTGATGATATAACCATAGGTAATGTAAACGGTATAAGTTACATATTCTATGCTAACTCAGGTGGCTTTACTTACAATGAAGTCACTCAGCAACTAGACCCAGTAGTATTTACAGGACTTGATATATCAGAGACTGTAGGCGTAGCAGGATCGGCGGGCTACCTAGTAGCTTTCTCCTCTGACGCTATAGCTTGGGGTAGTACCTTAGTACCTACTGACTTCGTACCTGATCAAGTAACCGGGGCAGGTGGTGGTGCAGTAGCTGATATAGCAGGAGCCATAAAGTTCTGTGTACCTAATAGCTTAGGTCTTATTATCTATACTGAAGCTAATGCGGTAGCAGCTACCTTTACAGGTAACACTCAGTTCCCCTTTAGATTTAAAGAGATAGAAGACTCTAAGGGGGGTATCAGCCTAGACCTAATAGCTTACCAGGCTAACTCAGGTAACCAGTTTGTATATTCCAAAGCAGGTATCCAGGCTATTAAGATATCTAAAGCTGAGACTATACTACCTGAGGCTACTGATTTCTTAGCAGGTAGAAGGTTCGAGGATTATAACGAGGTCACTAAACAGTATGAGATAACAGACATATCTGATACTAGTACCTTACTGAAGAAGATCAAGTATATAGGGTCTAGATATTTGGTGGTGTCCTATGGCCTTACTAGCTTTACCCATGCTATTGTATTAGATACAGCATTAGGTAGAGTAGGTAAGCTTAAGACTGATCACGTAGATGTATTTGAATATGTGAATCAGCAGTCTGAGGTAGCTAAAGAGAACTTCGCTTTCCTTAAGTCTGACGGTCAGATAGATGTAGTAGACTTCTCTGTATCTAATCCCTCCTCTAGTGGTGTACTTATCTTAGGTAAGCTACAGCAGACTAGAAACAGATTCATAAGTTTGGAGGGAGTAGAAGTAGAGAATGCACAGGAGGGAGATACACTAGATGTTCACTCTCAGGTATCCCTAGATGGTAAGAACTTCACCGTTACTGAAGGTTTCTTAGCTACATCTGACCCTAACCTTAAGACATATAACTTCCACGCTGAAGGTAAAAACCACAGCATAGGACTGATAGGTAAGTTTAATACCACTACCGTACAAGTAACCTATGTACAGTCCAGCCGGAGATAGCTATGGCAGCCCCTATTAATACATACAACTCTGCTATTGATCTACGTATAGGTCATGTACCTCAGGTTGATGAGAACAATATTGATCCTGACTTGTATAAGGAGCTGCTAGATATACACGATGCTATCGTAGCTATAGCTTCAGGGGCTGCTAGCGCGGATACTTCTTTCGCTACCTGGCTAGCTAAGTTCAGAAAGGTTATTACTATAAGTGACACCTCCAGCCCTTATGCTATATCCACTCAGGATGGTATCATAAGAGTAGATGCTTCGGCAGGGGATGTAAATCTAATACTCCCTAGCTCTGTTACTACTAGTGGTTATGAGTATAAGATTAAAAGAATAGATCTAGCTCCTACTACATTTGTAGTTAACCTAACTGGATCTGCCGGAGAGTTAGTAGACGGTCATGCACTAGGTGTATGTATAAGCCCTCTATCTAGCTATACAGTTAAATCTAATGCAGCAGGCTATGACATAATATGAGCTATGAAAATGTACCTAAGAATAAAGATAACACCAGAGTATTAGTAGAGACTGATAATATTAAAGCTGCGTTCGGTGGAGTCTCTACTGTAGAGTTAACTCCTATAACGCAGATCCAGTCTAACTATGGTTTACTAGAAGGTGTGTTTACTGTACTAGATGACGGGGCAGTAGGTTCTACTAGTGTAGTAGATAGTAAGTTTACCTGTGAGACAGGGGTATCAGCTACCGGTTTAGCTAGTATCTTAACACTTCGTCAGGTAGGTCATAAGCCAGGCCAAGGACTAGTAGCTAGATTCAATGCTGTATTTGATACTCCCGTAGCTGATTCATTTCAGTCTGCTGGTATGCTTTCAGCCGGAGACTCTGTAGCCTTTTCCTATGCTGATACTAACTTCGGTATAGTCTATGCTCACGGCGGTATAGATGAGCTGCAAGAACTAACTCTTACTATAGCTGCAGGTGCAGAGAATGCTACCGTTACTGTTAACGGAACTGCTTATATAGTAGCCCTTAGCGGGGTAGGCACTGTACAAGAGGATGCAGTTGAGTTAGCAGCAAGCCTTGATACTCAAGTACCTAACTATAGATTCTCTGCTAACAATGATCAAGTAGTAGCTCAAGGTGCAATACCTGGACCTGCAGGTTCTTTTGCTTATGTTAGTGCGGGTACCTCAGTAGGCGCCTGGGTTCAGATAACTGCAGGTGTAGATAATACTAATACCTTTATACCTCAAGCTAGCTGGAATGTAGATACTAAAGATGACTTAGATCCTACCCTAGGTAATGTGTACCAGATACAATTACAGGATGCTTACTTCGGACCTGTTGACTTCTCTATAGTCGATCACGAGTCAGGAGACTTAGTACTAGTACATACTATACGAGCACCTAATGTTTCTATTGATACGTTGTTCTCTAACCCTACATTCAGAGTAGGCTGGTTAGTCACTAACACAGGTAACACTACTAACTTAACTATTCAAGGGGCTTCTGCAGCAGGATTCATAGAAGGTAGGGTAGTAAACAGCGGGCCTACTAGAAGTGAAGTTAAAGATCAGTTAGCTGTAGGTGCTACCCTTACTAACATTATTAGTATTAGGAATAGGGATAGCTTTGGAGGTAAGGTTAACCGAGCTGAGATGGCATTAAAACTTATATCCTCTTCCTCTCAGACTAATAAGGTAGCTTTCTTTGAAATTATACTTAACCCTACCTTAGCAGGCCTACCTATATTTAACTATGTAGATAAAAACGCTTCTCTAGCTGAGGTTAGTACAGACAGTGTAGCTGTATCTGGAGGTAGGATCATAGCTACTGTAACTGTTACGTCTAGTGGAGGACCTGTACTAATCCTAGGGCCTACTTCACCTCCTATATTTCCTGGTGATTTAATAACTGTCGCTGCTGTTGTACCTAGCGGAGCTGCTTCAGACTGTCAAAGTACTATCACCTGGCAAGAGGATATCTAGTATGTACCCTAGTAAATTCGAAGTAAGTCCTGTTACCCCTGAAGAGTATAAAGAGATAGTTACCTCTCCTAATATCATAGGGTCTCTTAAGAAAGCTAATGATGGGGAGACTCCTACTTATACTGATGACTCTTATATAATAAGGTATGGTAAGTATAGAGCTATGGGTACTATACTTCACTCCTCTGAAGGGGTGTATGAGATTCACATAGCAGTTCCTATAGACAGTGTACGTTACTGTAGAGTTCTAGCCTTAGGTGCTATGACTTGGATCAAAGAAGAATACGACACTAATGCCAAAGCTGTATTTACTACTGCCCCTGAAGGTAAGATAGCTAACTTTGTTAGGCAGTTAGGATTCACCCAGTCAGATAAAGTAGCAGACAAGCTATACTTTACATTTAACTTTACATCATTGACTAATAGAGGATAGCCCTATGACCTTCGGCGCCAGCAGTAAAAGCAGTAAATCAAAGACTACGGAAGAGACTAGCAGTGAGAGCAAGAAAGAAGGCTCTAGAACTGAGCAGTTAATACTAGAGCAAGAGGCTGTAGATAAGATCATTGCAGATGTATTAGGCGGAGTAGGCGGCTTAGCTGAGATCTTTGCAGGTGAGCAGAACGTAGGGCTATTTAACTCTAGTGTGTCCGCACAAGCTGCAGGGGATCTAGCTGCTAACCTAGCTGGGGAGATTGCTAAGATCACCGGTAAGACTGAGATACGCAGCTTAGAAGATATAGTATCCAGCAGCCAAGGGACTAGCACAACTACTGGTAAGTCTAAAGAGATTGGGTTTAGCTCCGCATCGAATGACGGCGGTGGCGCATCTGGCGGGGGAGTAATATAACATGGCAGCTCCAGTAATAGATTTACAGACAGCAGCAGCTAGAGCTAGACTGCCTTCCCAGATCTCTGCAGTAGAGGAAGCTATAGCTACAACGGTTGCTGATGCAGGTGCAGCTAGAGAGCAGGCGGTTACCTCAGTTGTTAAGACTCAGGAACTAACTGATACTATAACTAAGTCTCTCAATGAAAACACTGTTAATAAGCAGACTCAAGCTAGAGCTGTGCTTAATGGTCAGTTAGCTGCAGAGAATGCTAACACTGCTGTACTAACGGCAGCTGGCGGCACTGAAGCTCAAGTACAATTAATGACAGAGCTGACACTTCAGAACGAAGAACTTAATATTCTATCTGATGAAAAGTTAGCTATCATGCATAGAGAGCATACAGGTATAGGAGCCGTAGACTTTATCATTAACTCGATTGGGTCTATAGGTAATAGCATTGAGACTCAGCAGATTGCAGTAGCTAGAAACCAGACTGCTAATCAGATAGCTAGTGTTAACTCAGGTGTTGAATCCTTTGCTCGTGTTAACAATGCTACTAAGACTACTCTTAATGAAGGTGCTATTGAAGCTAACATGGCTGAGATAGGTGACATTAATACTATTGCAGCAAGTGAGAAAGAGATAGCTAATGTACATAATAACGCCTCAGCTATGAATAACTTACTTAAGGTAGACAATCAAGTTGTAGCTGCTAGGGTACAAAATGTCAGTCTATCCCAACAGGTTGAGCAGCAAGCTATAGCTCGTACTAGGGCGCAGCTTCAGATAGAGCAGCTTAACTTCCAGAGAGAGAAGTTTAAGGTACAGCTCCCTACATTGCGTGTTCAACTAGAAGCTCAAAGGTTGCAGCTAGAAGAGAATAAGTTTGTTACAGATGCTAGACGACAAGCACATGTAGCTAAGTTTGATGAGACTACTAGGCAAGTAGCAGAGATGGTACGCTTACAGGAGCAGCAAGTACTTATGATCCAGCGGGGTCAGTCAGCTCTTAGTGGAGAAGCTGGAGTAGAACCTAAAGAGACTATCATACGTGGGATTAATTCTGGCGGTGCTGTCGGAGCAGGCTATGAGAAGTTTAGAAACATAGGTGCTAGACCAGAGGTATCTTTCGGCGGTAGCGCATCTGAAGCTAATACTACACTGACTCAGTTAGATCCTGATAGTGCAGCACCTCAGACTAAAGGGCTTGCTCTTATCTACCAGATGAGACAGAAGTACGCTGCTGATATTCAAGCAAGTGCAGCTAAAGGCTTACCTGTACCTAAGACCGCAGAAGCTTTTAGTGCAGGTTTTGATGCTGTAGCTAAGCAGACTATGGATACGTTTGCTAGTAACATTGTTACAGGTCAGACTAACCCTTATGCTGCACCTCCTATGGAGTCTCTTGCTCCTTTCTTAGAAGGTAAAGGTATAGCACTATATGATAAGGTACTTAAGGTTAAGGGACTTACAGAAGTAGATCCCCAGACTATACTTGACTCAGCTATACAAGGTGTGCAGTCAGGTACCATCTCAATGCCTGAGGCTGCGGAAGGTATCGTACAGTTATTTAATGTAGTAGCTGACTTTAATAATATTAACCAGGGTGGCCTTGCTAGATATGGCTTACCTGCACAAGATACCTTTAATACTTCTGTCTTGCGTCCTCGTAACCTTGCAGCTGCCCCTAGTGGGATACTTGGGTTATCAGCTCCTAGAGGTCTAGGTCAAGGTCCTTCCGCACAGCCAGATACAGGTGGAGGCTTTACTTCAGCCGGAGAAGTATTTGGTCAAGCGAAACTTGCTGCACAGAACTTCTTTTTAGATACACCTACTGAGATCATAGATGTAATGGATGTGGTTGAAGTACAAGATACACTAGTCAGGATGAGAACTTTTGGTAAGTCTCCTAAACCTGCTACACCTCAGACAACACCTAACTCACCTCCACCTAAAGAAGTACCTACCGCCTCAGCCTCCCAAGGAGCTAACTAATGCCCATAGATAAGTTTACTACGGCTCTATCAGAGTCTAGGACTACTAACACTAAGCAACCTTCTTACATCACAGCTGCCGATACACTTAACACAGCTAATAATAACAAGACCTTTCTAGAGTCAGCGAGCGCAGCTGCAGAGTTTATACCTAGATTCATAGGTGCATCTGTAGTCTCTGGAGCTAACCAGCTATATAACATTCCTGCTGACATAGGTAATCTATTCGGTGGGGACTTTGAACGGTCTGAGACTTCTGATGTTATGGAGTCCTCTGTAGTAAGAGCCTTGGACTCTGACATGGGACAGTTCTATAAGGATAACCAGGCGGGTGTTGACTTAGCAGGCTTCATGATATCAGCTATAGTACCAGGTAGTGCTGGTGTTAAAATGCTTAACATGGGTCAGTCTAGCTTAAGAGGTGCTATGGGCGCAGGTAAGTACGGCTCCTCTATGGGTAAAGCCTTTGGGCTACTGGCACTTCCTAATAAGGAGCAGAAGTTAGCTAAAGCTATCGGAGAGGTTGTCAATGGCTCAGCTGCCGGAGGTGTCCTATCTCGCAACTCCCTTAAGGCTATGGGTGCCGGCTTACATCAAGGAGCGCTAGAGTCTCTGTTCTTTGAGACTGCTGTTACAGCTACTATGTTTAAGTCTCCTATCCTAGAGAACCAGGACTTTGGTGACTTCGTATTTAACGTAGCCTTTGGTGCTGGTATCTATGGGTTTGTATCTGGAGGCGTAGATGCAATTAAGATCAACCGTTCTATTAAAGCTGCTACAGATGAGACTGCATTAGTTAGTAGACCTTATACTTCTATTGAAGAGCCAGCTGCAGGTACTACTAGATCCTCTGATAAGTTAATACTTGATTACTCTCAGCAAGCTGCTATACCTCCTGTAGCTCCTCTGTCAGATCCTATACTAGTTAACAAGCTGACTCGCCAAGCTGAAGCTAAGGTTACTAAGTTAGATAACAGGGTACGTAAAGAGTATGGAGTTCTTACCCAAGGTGATGAGAAAGTAGCTGATGCTTTATTCGCTGGCTTTAAAGGTACTAGCATTCAGACTAAGCAAGCATCTCTATTTGGGTTAGAGGAAGTAACTGCCTTTAGTGTCAAGTCTCCTAAGGCTAGCAGAGCAAAGGACCTATCAGGTAAGTTAGCTAAAGGTACCCAGACTGAAGCTGAGCTAGCTGAGTTCGGAGCCTCTGAGATCTCTACTAAGTTTATGAAAACTTGGGGTGAAGGTGCTGGAGATGTACTAGATGATGCACCTCTAATTACTAGCCTGGTAGATACCTTAGGTAAGAAAGAGTTTATCAAGGTTACTAATACTAAGGTCACAGCAGGTAAGAAGTCTTATGTATTCCCTGACCCTGCTAAGAAGCTTGCTAAAGGAGCTAAGCCTTGGAACATCCTAGGAGCTGATGCACTAGAAGCTAACGCTGCTTACATGCACGCTGCTAACCTAGATACTTTTGCACCTACTGCTAAGAAGCCTCTGACTATTGATGTAGATAACATCCCTCTTATGGAGAAGCTGTTACTAGACCTAGGTGAGGACAGCTTAGAGCATGTTAAGTTTACAGGCTTAGGTGAAGGTGAAGCTATAGGCTCTTCCTTACAGAACTTCCTGTCTAATAAGAAGCTAGAGATAGCTAACCTATTACTAGAAGATGTAGTGGACGCTAGCGGTAAAGCTACTATGCGTACCCAGCAAGAGATAGCAGCCGTTGTTAATGTTAAGTCTAGTCTGTTAGATGGGAAGATACTTAAGTCTTCTGTAGCTGACTTTCATGTAGATGACATACTAGCTTTGCAGAGTCACGCGGCTAAGTATAATGATCACCTAGTAGAACAAGGCTTACGTAAAGCTACCGATACTCCTATTAATATAACAGAGGTCCCTCAGACTTTAAAACTTACTTATGACTCTACTGACTTTGTAGGGTTAAATAACTTTGTCACAGAGAACATGGCTATTATAAAGCAACAGCAGAAGCTATACCAAGACGCTACTAATAGAGTTGTGGCTGATGTTCTAGGACAGAGTAACTATGATAGACTACAGGAGTTAACTAGTGGAAATGTGTACAGTGGGGCTCTGCCTTCTGGTTCCGGTGCTGGCTATACTCATGCTGCTGATGGTAACTATGGAACTCTCGCTTCGAAGGTTAATGATATCGGCAAAGTCACTGCAGACCTTGAAGGCCAATCAGCAGAAAAGATTAAAGAAATCTTAGAGCCTTTGTTATATAAACTAGGTGCTAACTCAGATGCTACAATTGAGTGGAGTAGCTTACAGCAGAGAGTTAGATCTATCGAAGGTCAGTATGGACTTAACAAAGCAGGTACTGCCTTAGAGCCTTTGGAGACTATACGCTGGAGAGAAGCAGCTGAGAAAGCTGTAGCAGCAGGAGAACAACCTCCTAAGCAGAAACCTCTATCTAATCCTAACATGGAGACAGAGATACCTCTGGTTACTAGTGAGGTAAGAGACTTAGCTAGAGCTCACATCGAGACTAATGGCACAAGAACTAATGGTCTAGCTTCCTTACGTACTGCTCAAGGTGTAGAGTTTAATAGATCCCCTGATGCTTTCTATCCTATACCTGTAGATACTAAGGACTTCCCTTTCTTTGCTTCTGTATCTGATGAGAGTATCACTAGCGGTAATCACCATAAGACTCTATTCGCTGCTACTGAGCAGGAGCTTAAGGCTCAGATAGATAAGCTTAAAGAGAACCCTCATCTTAAGATCAGAACTAAGGCTGAAGCTGAAGAGTACTTTGAGTCTATAGGTCAGTTCAGTTATGAGAAGTCGGTTAGTAATAACTACTTGAATACTGAAGCGCATAGGAAAGGGGTTAGTGCTCCGTTCTTAGTATCTACTGACCCTGCTAAAGTAACTAATGATATGCTCAAGTGGCATACTGCTAGAGAGCGAGGCTTAGTTAAAGAGACTGTAGCTGCTAAGTATGAAGTACAGTTTGCAGAGCTACTTCGTTTAGGTGACGAGTCTACTAATGTAGCTACTTCCAGGTTCGGTGTAGGTAGACCTTCCGAAGACTTGGATGCTATTATTAAGAATCCTTTTGCTGATTACATTAAGACTGCATTGAATGTTAAGAAGACTGCTGACTATCCTTGGTGGTCTACTCCTAACAAGCTAGTAGATCAAGCATTCACTAAGATGTGGAATACTGTAGATGACTTGTTCTCTAAAGTAAAACAACCTAGTGACCTGTATGCTATTAACAAGCAGCTTGAGAAGTCTGGTTATAAGGGCGCTCAGTACGATCCTCAGATGGAGATCTTTGCTAACCATAAGCCTAACTCAGGTAAGCTGACTAATGTAATACAGAGAGCTAACTCTATAATGGCTACTGTAGTACTGCGCTGGGATGCACTCAATGCTGTGAACAATGCTGTATCAGCTAATGTATTACTAGGTGCTGAGACTGCTGCTGTAGTTCGGGCTATTGACAGAGGAGATAAGAATGCTGCAGGGGCCTTAGCTGAAGTAGCTAGGATAGGAGTACCTGGTACTGACAAGACTATTATGTCACCTACTAAGATGATAGCTAGATCTGTTAAGAAGTTCATGGCTCCTGATAATGACATGCAGTTCTATAGGGATAATGGATTCATTACTTCTATATCTAAGCAGTACTCTGATACACTAGAGGCACTGGCTTTCAATCCTCTTAAGGACTCAGTAGATCAGTGGGGAGCTAGAGTAGATAGCCTGCCTGATAAGCTTAAGAAGGCTGGAGACTTTGGTGAAGTCATTACTGGTAACAAGTTAGCTGAAGAGTTTAACCGCTTTGTTGCTGCTGATGTTATGAAACAGATGACTGATGTAGCTGTAGAAGCAGGGGTTATGACAGGTAAAGAATCCTTAGCTTATATCAATACCTTTGTGAATAGGACTCAAGGTAACTACTTAGCTAGTCAGCGTCCTATGATGTTCTCAGGTCCAGTAGGTCAAGCTATAGGTCTGTTCCAGACTTACCAGTTTAACTTACTGCAGCAGATGTTCCGTCACATAGGTGAAGGTAAAGGTAGAGATGTAGGAACCATGTTAGCGCTGCAAGGTACTATCCATGGAATGAATGGCTTACCTGGATTCAATGCAGTTAACACTCACCTGATAGGTACAGCCTCAGGTAACACCCAGCATAAGGATGCTTATAGTGAGACCTATGGAGCCTTCGGTAAGCAAGCCGGCGACTGGTTAATGTATGGTGCAGCCTCTAATGGTATGGGACTTATACATCCAGACTTGAAAGTTAACTTATATACTCGTGGTGATATTAACCCTAGGCATATAACCTTAGTTCCTACTGACCCTGCTTCTGTGCCTTTCGTACAGGCTACAGGTAAGGTGCTAGCTAATATATTTAACACAGGTAGTAAGTTACTTGAGGGTGGTGATATATCTACTACCTTGCTGCAGGGGCTAGAACATAACGGACTATCTAGACCTCTGGCTGGCTTAGCTCAAACCTTACAAGGGTTTAGTAATCCTCAGCAAGCTTCTTACAGTACTTCTAAAAGGGGGAATGTGATTGCAGCTAATGACTTACTATCTCTCGCTAACCTTGGTAGGGTTCTAGGCGGCAAGCCTCTTGATGAAGCTATTGCAATAGATGCTACGTATAGGTTTAAATCGTATGCTGCGTTAGATAGTAAGAGGAGAAACAAACTAGGGGCAGCCATTAAGACTACTCTTATTGCAGGGCAAGACCCTAGTCAGGATCAGATTGAATCGTTTGCTTTGGACTATGCAAAGATGGGAGGTAGACAGGAGGAGTTTGGGAAGTGGTTTACTCAGTTGTATAAGACAGCTAACGTCTCTCAAGCGAATGCTTTACAGCAGAATCTGAAGAGTCCTTTCTCTCAGAGTATGCAGGCTATCATGGGAGGTGAGAGACTACAAGACTTTAGTGGTACTAGTAGTACTAACGTACAGGAGTAGGTTAGGAGTTAGGAGGAGCTGTAGCAGGGGCTGTAGCTAGGCGGGCTAGGAGGAATTAAACCATATAAGGCGCAAGTACACTTACAGTGGTCACCCATTGTAATCTTGTGGCACTTAGCATGGTGGAGACTTCTAGGTTGTATCTCTTCCTCCTCTTCTCTTTCTTTCTTCCTTATACTGGCAGTAGGGATTCTGCCTTCCAGCCTAGCTATCTCAGCTTCAATGTACAGCTTGATCTTCTTAGCGTCTCTTAGCTTAGCCGAGTGAGAGACTTCTCCGTATCTGTAGCATGCCTCAAAGATGGTACCAATCTGAGAGTTCATATCCTTGTGAGTCATCAAGTCTATTAGCTCAGTAGATCCCTTAGGTAACTCATAGTAGTTAGCTTTGAATCCATCGCTAGTATCTAGCTTTAGTCCTTCCCTCTCTGCTATCATAGCATGTGTCACTTCCTTATCTGTAACAGGTATAGCATTAGCCTTATCTGCATAAGCATCTAGCTCAGCCTGAGATATAGAGGGAGGCTTAGGAAAGCAGGTAGCCTCTACAGCTTTTAACATATCAGCTTTATGTTCTATAGCTGCATTATGTACCTTAATTTCAGCATTAGCTTTTCTGCTAGCTTCAGACCAGGCTTCTACAGTTTCATCTTCCATAGACTGCCTAGGTACACGAGGTACTTGAGGCGGTAGTACTTCATCAAGAGGGTGAGGTTCTAGTCCTGCATCTCCCCTACCTTCAGGTATATCAGGTGTATCAGGTATATCACTCATCCACAGTCCCTCCTTTATCTGCTCGCGCCTGAGCTTTCTGATCGCTGTAAGATACCCCATACCTTTTACCTAGCTTCTTAATGTTATGTTTAAGTGTAGAGTTACGGTGAATGTTAAGTGCAGCTCTAATCCCTTCTAAGTAAAATTCTATATCACCTAGTTCTTCAATCACATTCTCTCTATCCAATTCCTTATTATAGATAGCATGCTTCTTAATAGCATCTAGTAACTCACCTGCTTCACCGCTAACACCTACAACCATATGTATTAAGTGAGCTTTAGTAGGAGTCAGAGATCCAATAATATCTGTACCTGACTTAACTAGCTTAGCTACATGGAACTTAAAGTCAGTAGGCTTTATTTCAGTTTCTACTCTGGCTGCGATTGCTTCTTCTACTTCTTCAATAATAGGGTCTGTCATTCTAACTCCTAATGCTTAGTGTCGGAAGGGTCTGTTACTATAGACACCTTAGGTTTGTGGAACTCGGCTATTGGTACTCCTATGGGAGCAGTTATCAGGCCTACCTTCTTGCCTTTTAACTTCCAGAATAACTTATCAGTCAGGGTTTCTAGCTCATCCCCTGTGTACATACCATCTACCAGTACGTTACAGTAAGCAGCTATAGTACCTAACTGATCAGACCATTCTTTAGATTCCTGGTTAACTAACTCTACTCCTAACTCAGGCCAGTTGTCTCTCACTTCTTTCATGAGAGCTATCTTAGCTTCTGAGAACATAACTATGTTTACTTTACCGGGCTTGTCACTAGACTTAGACATGGGCCATCTCCTTTAGTTGGTGGAAGGGTGGGGCAAGTTAGAGCTAATAACGTAGTGGTAAACCCTGCTGCATTCTTATGACCTCCACCTCCAAAGTTAGCAGCTAAGGTAGATACATCAATGTCACCTATAGATCTAGCGCTCCACTTAATGGTTGCATCATACCCGTCAATACGATAGGTAAGACCTATATCAATACCTTCTTTCTTAGCAAGTCTGTTACCTACCTCATTAGTATACGACCCTTCACACTGTACTGCTAAGCACTGGAAGTCACCTAGTGTCATATGTACAGCGTCCTGAACTAGCTCATCTACTTTATCTATAAACCGATCGTATAGAACCTTACCTTGCTCTAGTGCAGAGAATAAGTTATTTTCCATAACATGAGCCATAGCAGTCCAGATATCCATGTTCTTCAATGCATAGGAAAGATACTTATTAATGTATCTGGTCTCGTCTCCCATTTCAAACTTCCAGAGATCATAGTCCTCTACATAGTTTACTATAGCAGGTCTAGGTAACCCTGTATTAAAGTAATCCCAAGCTAAGCCGGCACCAGACTTACTCATATCTAAGCGTACGCCAGCTCCCCAGATAAGAACCTCTAACTTAGAGTCTGAGGTAAAAGGACCATCATTAAGGGAGTACCGTTCAAAGGCTGTCTTGTGATGATCTAAAAGAATAACCTCTGTCTCATTATATTCTTTACATAACTTCTCTAGTGTCTCCATAGGTAAGGAGAAGTCTAAGATATATAGCTCCTTAGGGTTACAGCTCTTTACTTCATGCAGTAACTCTTCATAGCTGAGATCATTGTAAGTCATAGGTAAGAACTCTACCTTCTCCCCCTCAGCTATCAACTTAGTATGTGCTACCCAAGCTGCAGTGTAACCATCTATGCAGTTAGCATGGTAGGCTACTAGTACTACGCGATCTAACTTTTCTTTATTCATATAAACTCTCTCTCTTCGTTAGTTAATATTGTCCAATCTACTGCACCCTTTATTCCTTCTCCCCTTACTTTCTTAATAGGTAAGTACCCTCCTGAACCTACTGTCTGAACCTTACCGGCTACTGTTAAGTTACCTAGTATCTCAAACAACTGGTTCCTACTTTCAAAGTCTTGGTATACTAGCTTCCATATCTTCTGGGGTGTGATAGGTAGCTTGTGGTTTTCTATTACTTCCATAACCTTGTGCGTGCTTGTTGAGTTCTTAGCTCTACCAAACTCACCTAATGCTTTAGGCATAAGCTGCTCAGTGTATGTAAGTATAGTGTTAGCTTCTAGTATTACTTCTTTACTTATTACTGTGGATACCCTACTTGCAGCTACTACCATACATAGCTTAAGTAAATGCTGTATCCTTCTTGCTTCGTACGCTTCAAACCTTACGTCATCCATAACCTCATCTGACTGGTAGATCTTATCTAGTATTGCATAAGCTTCATCAGTGATAGTTATCTCTCCTGTTACTCGGGACTTAATCTCATGTAACTGGTTTATTAGTTTCTCCTGTAGTTCCAAGTCAGGTGACTTAGGTATTGTATATTTAACTCCTGTTGGCTCACCATAGATAAAGAGCATACGGGAAAAGAACCCTTGCTCAATTGCTTCAGGTGGGAACAGGCGGTTAAAGCCTACGAATGTATTACCTGATAGTATAGAGATAGTAGGATAGGGTATGTCTACTGACTCAGAGTTCTTAAGTCTGTATTCAAATACCTTATCTATATCCCATAGCTCACCAAGTATAGACATAAACTCTAGGTTGCCTACACCTATAAAGTTATTAACTTCATCTGCTGCTACGAAGCACTCTACTGGATCTTTCTTAGAGTCGTCACCGAATAAGTTCATGTCCAGTATATCACTGGAATCTCCCATACCTGGTGTTGTCTCTTTCTTAGCTAGATCTATTAGAAACTTCTCCTGCCTTATCTTATCAGCTGCGAACTTATTATAACCTGCAGCCTCCATTAGCTTACAGCCTATCTTAACAGCTGTAGATTTCTTTGTACCTGCCTTACCTATTAGCATCACATACATGTTAGCGTGCACACGAGAGTGACCAAAAGGAAAGTAAACCTGCCTACCAAGCCAAGCAGACAGGCAAGTTATAGCAGACCAACGGTGAAAGAAAGTAGGGCACTCAGTTTCAGAAGTATACTTTATGTAAGTGGATATAAAGTCTTCACCTTCTTTCACAGTTAGCCCCTGCCTCTTAGCTCATCATAGTGTATAGCATAGCGTCGCATAAGATCAGCGCAAAGTTTAACTGACTCTTCTCTGTCTACTACAGCTATAAACTCTTCTGCATCACAGCTGTAGTCCATTAGCGTAGCTCCATCCTCTAGCTGTATCTCCAGAGTAGTTAGGTTTTTACTCGCATCTTTAAAATCAAACTTCTCTACCTTTATATTCATTCTGAATCTCCTAGCTCAGATACATCTATATTAAACACCTGCATCAAAGCTGCACACAGCTTAACACTAGCCTCTCTGGTTAGTTCAGTAGACATGCTGTAGTCTTCTTCCCAAATCTCAGGTGCTCTACCTTCTTTAATACGTAGGTAGAATTCAGACCCTAAATCTATATCTTTAGTTCCTGTCATGATACTTCTCCATCAGTACAGGTAGATCCAAAGACGCTATCAAATGCCTCCTCAGGAGTTATACCTTCCTCTTTAACTAAAACATCTAACTGACTAAAGATAGCTTTCATATCAGTAGCAGAAGGGGCGGCAGGAAAAGGACTTACTAATAAGGTCTTCTCTTGATCTAGTATGTCCGCTGCCTTCCTTAGTACTGCTGCTCTGTCTGAACCTGTAGGGAAGTGCATTACTTCAATGTTAGATTTAGGTACCTGAAAGACTTTAATCAGGTGGCATATGAGAAGCAGTGCATCAGCTTCATTGATATACTCATACTTATAGCTAGTAGAGTCAATACGTACAGCTAACTCTAACTCTCTCTTATCTGACATACTATCAGTTATTTCTATGCAGCCTATATTTATATTCATTCTGTCTCACTCCAGTATTCTGCTTTACCTTTCTTGTCCCCTTCTAAGTGCTGGCCCATCTTGGCTCCTGCAGGGACTACGAATGTTCTTACCTCTCCATCATATGCCTTTACAGTCACAGGTATCTCCATTCTATCTACAACCATATCACTTAAGTACTCGTGACCTATTCTGTACTGAAAGAATATAGAGTCATGGATCTGAGCAAGTAGTTTAAAGTTAGGGCTGTACTTAGGGTTGATAGCTATGTCGTGGAATACGGATAAGAAGCCTTTGTTGAGGGTTTGTGCGTTTAAGGATTGCGGTGGGTGGGATATATAGGAGTTAAGTGCTGGTTTGGATTTACTTGGATCTGCGAAACAATAGCGAGCCCAGGCAGGCTTTCTATTTCCTGCGTTATCTTCTAGTTCATACTTCTTATTAGCAATTTCCTCTAATTCTTTAATTCTATCAGAGGCTGTCCAGTCCCAGTGGAAGGCAGTACTAACTAACATACTAGTCAGGCCTATCTCTCTTACTACACCTTTGTAGAATGTACCTTTAATACCAGGGTATAGTTTATGGAATTGTTCTAAGAGATGCTCAGCGACTTGTACATAAGACCAGAAGCGCGGCAGTCCTAGTAGTTGCTTAGCTCTAACTATGTTCTCTTCACCCATGGTATCAATTAATACATAGGCTCCCATGTTATAGTTAGCGCCGTGGTTAACTGGCTTGCCTAGTGTTCTTAGTTCTTTAGTTACTTCATCAAAGGGTACACCAAAGAAACCTGATGCGTTTGATTTGTGGAAGTCAGGGCTATGCTCTACATTCTCTATGAGCTGTGCGTCACCTGAGATATAAGCTGTGTCCCTAGACTCTGCCTGTTCCAGATCCACTTCACATAACATGAAGCCAGGATCAGCTTTGAATGTCTGCTTAACTATCTTACCTCTAGGTATCTTCTGAATGTTATCTCCGCACCAGAAGTGGTGAGACTTAGAAGCTAGGCGGGAGCTGTCAGTACCGTGAGGGTTAAGGGAGTATAGAAAGCGGTGGCCTGTGCCGTCCATACGAGTGAACTCTTTACCTTCTGTCAGGTAGTTACTTATAAGAGTTCTAGCCTTACGCACATCTAATACTTTAGTAAGTATACGGGAGTTAAAGGGGTGACGGAACCTAGCTTTCTTAATGTTCTTTTCATCTTGTGACTTAAGATCTTTACACCCTAGTATATTAAACAGAGCCTTCATATTAAGAGAGGACTTGACATTGAAGTTATGTCCGGCTGGAATACCTAGCATCTTATTAAGGCTACCGTTCTCCTTATCTATAATAGCTTGCTGCTCAGTCCTGGCTATCTCCATCTTACTCATGTCCCTGGCTATACCTGTCATCTCACACATGTGACAAGGGAAGGTAAGAGGGAACTCTAGGAGATAGTTATCTAGTGCATACTGTGGAGCCTCCAGAAGCATAGCGAGGAAAGCATTACCAGTACCCCAAGTATCCAAGCCATTGTATTTATAGTACTCATACAAGTCATTAGTTTCTGATAGGTCTTTCCAGTACACTGCTTCTCGTATAAAGAAAGCGTTAAGAAATCCAAGGTCTTTAGGCAGCTCAGAATACCAACAGTGAAATAGAGTTGCAGTATCGTAAAGATAATTATAAACAGGTGCATTGTATCTAGCGAGGTAAGAAATGTCATACTTTCCATTTTGGAATACCTTAGGGGCTTTAAGTTCCCAGTTCCACTTACGCATGATAGCTAGGCTGTAGTCTGAGTTTAGAGGTAGCACTACTGTTATAGATCTAATACCTCCAGCCCCCTCTATACAAAAGCCAGTATAAGATAGGCAGCGGATAGTAGCATTCTCTCTAAAGGTTTCTATATCTATAGAGATAAGCTGACACTGAGAGAATGCAGCAAACTCTTCTTGCTCATTGCTAGCAGTAAGTATTTCGAATCCATTAAAGGGAGTGGGCTTATACCATTTCTCTGGATTAGTCAGCTTACTTATCAGTCTGGTGGCTATGAACTTACCGTAGCTTACAGTGGATAGCTGCTTCAGTGGGGCTATGAATACTATCTCTATATCAGGTGCTCCAGTATCAGTATCCAGGGAAGGTAGAGTGAAGTAAGATCCTGCATAGGAAGATAGTGCTGGCTTCTTTCTCTTGTCCCAGTGAAGTAGCTTCTCCAGTAGAGATACTGAGGTAGAGATAACTCGGGTTACTTTCTTAGCCTTGCAGTATATCTGTATCTGCGAGACCATGGTGATAGCTTCTACTCTTACATAAGTAGTGACTGAACCTACGCAACTCTTAAGCTGAGGGAGGTAAGCCTTATCTTCAAAGGTGCCCCAGAATAGTATAGCATCATCAGCTACTTGAGGGTTAGCTTCTTGTTCTGCACGGAGCTTAGCAATGTGAGCTTTGATATCTATCTTAGGTTTCATTAGCTGGGCACCTGCTTGGACAAGGAGAGTTTCTAAGGTTATCTAGACCTTGCTCGCCACATACCTGACACTCCAACCTAGGCTTAAAGGGGCCTTGAGGCTTACTAACAACCTCATGCTTCTTAGCTGCTCTCTCATTCAGTTCATCCAGCTCTAATGACAGCCTAGGTATCAAGAACTCTAAGGTAGATCTGTCTAGCAGAGCCCTAGCTTGGGCAGGAAAACCTCCAGCAGGCTCAGGCTTATCAGTCAAAACTAATACAGACAGTCCTTTAAACTTTCCTCCAGTTACCGGATGTATCTCTATATGCTCCTTCTGTGAATTTAATATCATGCTCATAATTCTATCCTATTATTTGTGAGAATATGGGTAGTGCTTATACTAGAAAACCCCGCGCTAGGAATTAACCTAAGGCAGGGTATAGAGTGTAGCTAGGTAGCTATTAGACTTAGATTACTTGTATCTCTTTAACATTCATGTACACTTGAGAAGGGTCTTTCTTGTTAACTCGCTGGTTGCTAACGATAAGCACCTCAACATCTTTAACACCTTCAACAATATCACGGAGAGATGTTAGACCTAAGGCTTCAGCAAAAGGAGCGGCGCACTTCTTAAAGTTACCTAGTCCAAACTCATTATCAAGCATGAACATAACATTAGAAGTATCGCCTTCTTTAGGTACTTCAGCTTCTGGATCTTCAAGCTCTACTAACTCAAGGTAAACAAAGTTAAGCTTGATAACATCTTTGCCGTTAACCTTATCCATTGCGAAAGAGGCTAAGACTTTATGGGCACCGGCAGCGTAAGGAGTAAAGCTAGGAAGATCTTTCAAGTCATCAAGGGTAGCGTCTAATAAGTTATCTAATTCTGACATAATTAACTCTCTTTAATAAGTAATAGTAATATAAGAATACATGTATAAGATTATATATGTATGTATAGGTAGTAAGCAGTATACTATTTATTTACGAAGTCCCGATATACTAGCGGTAACTTAAATCTTTTCTTTGCCTAGTTTAGGCTAGGTATTTATATGAGGTAACTCTGTACAGCCGTACCAACCAGGCTTCTCTAACCTATATGCTGCAGGCTGATGATTCCAGTTGGTTGTTTCTGTATAGGCTAAGGGGTGTACCATTCTAGTACTTAGCCAGCGAGCCCAGCTAAACTCTGAGATAACCTCAACTTTACTGACCTCCATTGGGCTAGCTTGGCCTATTAAGGACAGTCTTATATCCTGTGCACCATAGTCAGGGTGACTGTAAACTTCCTTATGGAAGGTAGATAGAGCATACCAACCTATAAAGAAAAAGGATACAGCTACCATTACTACAGTTAGCAAGAAGTTTCTAGGTCTAATACGAGTAATAGACATTTCATCTCCTGTAGTTAGGGTTAGTGAGTTAAAATGAATAATATACTATTTTGCTTTGTTAGCAGCTCGGTATATAAGCGAACCAAAAGGATAAATGTTATTTCTTTTTAAGTCTGTCTAGTATGCTGCTAGTGCTAGAGCTTACAGTTTTCTTAGCTGCTAAGGCAGGGGTAGCCATACCCTTATACAGTTCAGGTTTAAAGATCTGTAGTAAGCTACCTTCCTCAGAGTCTTCTAGTGCTACACCAGTTCTACTACCTGTAAGTATGGTAGTTGCATAGGTACTAGAGCTAGAGAACACATGCTTCTTATTCTTTCTCTCTGCATAGATAACATGATCAAAGTATTTAGATATGTTACGAGAGAAGGAGCGGGTACCGCCTACAGGTACTAAGGTTTTCTTCTTACCTTCAGTCTCAACTTCAGCTTCATGAGAGATAACAATCACATTGTACTTAGCTTGCTGAATGTGAGAGAGGAAGATATCAAGTAGCTTACCTAGGTTCCCCCAGTCATCATAGTCCAGCTTGTAATCATCCGGCTTACCCTTAGTGATATGAGCAATAGCTGAGTTAGATAGCTGAGTAAGAGAGTCAAAGACTACCACAGTATTGTGATCTAAGGAGTCAAGATCTACAGAGGTAAAGTAACCTTCATCTGTAGTAGCTTCATCATCCTTCTGCGCTCTCAAACATATAGCACACTTAACTTTACCGTGCTCTTCACATATCTCTACTGGGCCTTTAATTATCTTAAGACAGGTCTCAATAGCTATAGGGTAAGATCGGGTGTCAGGCAGGTTAATCAACTCTATGTTATCTTGCCATTCTTCAGGTAGTTGGAACAGAGTTTCATGTCCGTTCTCCATATCTACCCATAGAACTTTGTAATGCTCAGCTAGCTTACCTGCTATTAAAGACTTACCTGTCTTAGGTCCACCGTAGATTATACAGCGGTGAGTCTGGGATGCTTTCTTAGTACTTAACTTAGCCATTAGTTCTCCTCTATACTTATAGGGTAGCCGTTAATAGTATCACTAGTTGCCATACTCTCTAGGATGCGCTCTGTTAGGATTGCTGCTATTTTCTCTGCTGCGTCCTTTCTTAGCTTCATTACTGTTCTTACAGCGGGGGCAGCTTGAACTTCATCCCCTACTATTGAAGCTATAAAAGGATCATCTGATACACGCAACGGATCAAAGGCTTGTATAAAAGGATCTTCTACCTGCATAGCTGCAGCATAATACTCTCTACCTAAAGCTAGGGTAGCTGTCAGGGTTAGCTTAGCCATCTATTCCCCATCTCCTACATCTGCACTAGCAGGCTCTGTTATATCAGCCATGAACTCAGCATGGTACATAGGTTCATAAGCTAAGCCGCCCAGCTCTTCAATCTTCTTATTCATTATTACGTCCCAGACACAGACTGTATTGTTTTCTAAGTCCAGGTTAGAGCATAACTTCTTAGGTATCCATACTTCGTGCGGTTCATTCTCTGCATCAGTTAAGACTACTAACAGAGCGCCAGCCTTAGGACCTTCTCTATCTTTAGTGGAGGCACATAGCTCATCAAAGGCAATTACGAGTGAGTCTTTTAAGCGGTGAGCTTCTATCTCTACCTTACATATAGTAGAGTACTGAGGAACAGGCTCTTCTACTAAGGGAGGACAAGCGCGGTCAGTATCTAGCGGGAGGTCTATCTGCTCTCCTACTGCCGGATCTGTTAGGCTATCATTGTGCATAGTGTGACTCTCTTTTAGTGTGAGTGGAAATGGGTTGAAGTATCTTACAGGGTAAGTATCAGGTACAGGCATTATAAACCCGTCAGCTATAAGCTTAAACATAGTTACTAACTCTTTTATTCTGTTCCTGCATATAAGAAATTTAATATCATTATTTTCTATCTCGCTCTCTGTTATGTACATAAGGGTAGGGTAATGATGGCGCAGGGTAGAGTTGAGATGTTTTCTAGTTTTTACTGTCTCTAAGTTATCTAGCAGTCTCTCAACCTCAGCATCCATATTAAAGGATCTCATGGTTACTATAGATCCTTAGGGTCATCATTACCTTTGTACTTATTTGCGATACGGCAGTTGTAGATGTAGAGGATTCCACATATAGGCCAGATCACTACAGTAACAGGTAACTGCCATAGTAAGCCGCGCCCTATTCTCTTTAGTCCAAACCTACTGAAGCGTACGGTTAGTGCGAAAGTTACTATCAAACCTACTAAGGTATAGGCTAGGATAGCTGTTAGTACATAAGGGCTCATATTCTATTCTCCTTTCTTTATTTGCGCAGCTACTAAGGTATAGAAATCTACAACGAATTGATACGTAGTATCTGCTTCTTTTATGTCAGCTACAATCTTAGTAGTCAACGGCTTAACTAAGTTCTCTGTAGACATACCACAAAGACCTAAGTATTCACACTCTCTAAAGAAGTCAAAGCAAGACTCGCCATGCATAGGGAATGTATCATAGCTAGCATAGAGCCCTATCATTTCAGAGTCTATCAGAAGTTCTTGTAACCAGATAGCTCGCTGAAGTAAGGACTTCTTAAAGGGTAGCTCTACATACTTCATAGACTTAGATTCATATACTAAGTATAGGACAGTGTAAGAAGACATAGAAGGGAATAGAACATCTAGTACTACTGAGTAACCTAGTGCCTGACCTGAGTTCTTATAGGTAGCTGACTGCGCTGTACCTGAGGTAGTCTTAAGCTCTAGTACCAGTATCTCCCCTGAAGTCTTATGTCTTAGTACCACATCAACAAAGCCACGGTACTTAAAGCCTTCAGGTAAATTTATTTGAAAGGATAGCTCTGTAGCTGGCTTACCTTTATAGTATACTAACTCATAGTCAGCCAGTATACCTTGATCTTTGATAGATGCAAACTTCTGTACTGCGAACACTGCTAACCAGAAAGACTTCTTCTGTCTAGGGTTGTTATCTAAGAGGTCTACGTCCCAGGCTAAGAAGGTATCTAGTATAGATTCATCTAAAGACTTACCTTCCATGTAGCTCTGTATACCTACGCCTACTGCTGTACCATAAGCAAAGGTAACACCCTGCTCTATATCTTTATCAGGATCACCTGCTACCTTAGAGCTACTAAGGCGGTACAGCTGGTACTTTCTAGGACACTTATGCATGGTAGTACGAGAGGAGTGAGAGATAAGTTTAAGTCTAGGATCTAACTCACCTTCTTGTATCTGAACTACCTCTATCTTAGCAAGGGGAGTCATACTCTCTGCGGCTATTGCTGCATCTAAGTCTAAGCCTAACTCATCTGATACTGCAGCGGTACTATCTAAGGCTTCATCAAGTAAGGCTTCTAAATCTAGTGACATTATGTTTTACCTTAGTAGTATAGTATTAGGTAATGGATGTAAGGGAATTGGCTGTAGTGGTAGGGCTCGAACCTACTACGACACCTATAGTGTGACGCTTTACCATGTTAAGTCTACACTACATTAATTAGGGGTCCTGTATCGCACAGCGGACTAGACTGCTCACAAGGTAGGAAGACCTTTGCACTTCAGGCTTACCGGCTAGGGTAAAAACTAAATTATTTTCAGAGTTTTTAGCAGATACTATGTAAGCATACCGCTTGTAAGGTACGATCCTTACCTTGAGACGTGGCAGAAAGTTGGTCTCTTATCCCTTTTTAATTTTTTATACACAGAGAAGAAGATGCGCAGGTATAACTCAGTGTTAGTTCCTACCGGAAACTAAGCTAGGCTAGCTAGGGCTAATGCTTTCTGTACTCTAGCTAACTCATCTACATACATATCACCTATCCAACCGTAACTAGGTACGAGTGCTATAGCTAACTGCTGTAAGGCATATGTATTTAGCATTGCTGGTATAGTAAAGCTTAGGTCTATCTGGCGCGGGTATATATGTAACTGGTAGTCTATAGGTATCTGGTTACCATTAGTAAGCCAGGATACTAAGATCTTAAAGCCGTCCATATGATTTATATAACACTCGTGAGATGCTTTATTATATATGGCGGCTAAGGTAGTGATGGTAGGGCTGGCTGTGTTATCAGAGAACAGGATAGAGTCTTTCTTATCTGCTGCTATCTTTGCTTTCAAGGCTGCTAGTGCGTTGCTCAAGGGCTGTTACCTTCTTGTTAGTGTCAGTAGTAATCTGAAGGAGAAAGGCTAGTGAGCTTAGGATTGTAGCAAACCAAAGGGATATAAGTAATTGCTTAAGTTTAGTGTTCATAATGTTAGTCTCGTTTCCACCCTATCTTACCGCCCTTCTTTCTAGATCCTGCTCTGTAGCAGTTAGGGCGTAGCTTAGTTAGGAGTGCAGGTTCAGGTTCAGGGTTAGGGTTAGTCATATGCATAACCACTTCTATAGTGTTTCCATGCTCATCTACAAACATCTGGCCTTGCTCAGCTAGCTCATCTATGATTATAAGGTTTGCTGCCGTACCTATTAGTCTATTAACAAGACTCACAGATCAGCTACTGTCATTTTCTTTAAAGATTTAGTGGCACCTTTCTTAGCCATCTTAGTAGCTATCTCAGTGTTAGTCTGCTTAGATAGACCGCGTACCAGTGTGCTACATTCTTCTTCACTAAGAAGGGTTACTACATCAGGGTCTTTCTTAAGAGAAGCGTGAATGTCACGGAGTAGCTCAGCTATGTTAGGTGTAGCTGCTACTAACTGAGATTCTAAGGAGGCTAGCTTCTCTCTTATCTCAAAGCCTTGACTGCCAGGTGAGAGTGTTGTCATAAGGTGTGTCCTAAAGTGTGTGAATACTTATGGTGGGTGTAGACTCTAAGGAGAACTTAATAAGATCACCGTCCGAAATGTCTATTAGTTTACACTTCTTATTGTTTTCTGACATTAAGTACTTAAACCCTACGTCGTTTTTCTTCTCTTTTCTTACGCCGTTAACTATCCTATTATGCATAGGTACTGCACAAGCTACTGTTGCTATGTTATCTTTCTTAATCTGTTCCCAGATAGCTTGATACTTTCGCATAGGTATAGGATAGGTAGTTAGA